CCTATCTGGAGCGTACCGACCAGGCGACTCTGGACAAGATCCCTCTGTTCATCATGCTCGCGGAGCAGGTTATTGCTTCGCAGATCAAGTTTCTGGGCAACCTGACCGTCCAAACTAGCACGATGGTGCAGGGCGCCAATATCATCGACAAGCCTGCTCGGTGGCACAAGACGGTGTCCATGAACATCACGGTGGCGGGAAAGCGCTACCCCGTACTGCTGCGCAAGTACGAGTATCTGCGGGAGTATTGGCCAGATCCCGCCCAAGAATTGATCCCGAAGTTCTACTGCGACTACGACTACACCCACTGGATGGTCGCTCCGACGCCGGATGCGGCCTACAACTTCGAGGTGCTGTACTACGAGCGGATTCAGCCTCTGGACAGCAGCAATCAGACCAACTGGTTCACGATCTACGCCCCCCAGGCGCTCCTGTACGGCTCCCTGCTGCAGGCCATGCCGTTCCTGAAGAACGACGAGCGCATGGGCATGTGGCAGCAGCAGTACGACTTGATCATGCAGACCTTGATGGCTGAGGACAAGTTGCGGGTTGCAGACCGCCAGGCTGTGGCCATCGACAGTTAAGGATAGACCATGTGGGCGATCTACATTGTCACCAACAAGGCCAACGGCAAGCAGTATGTTGGCATCTCCAAAGACCTCAAGCGTCGATGGGATCAGCACTTGTCGGCCAATGGTAGCGCCCCCGCTCTTCACGCCGCCATTAAGAAGTATGGTGCCGATGGGTTCGTTTTCTCCCACATCTGCGATGCGTTTGACTTTGAGGCGGCTTGCGACCTAGAGCGCATGTTGATTCAGCAGCACAACACCAAGGCCCCCCACGGCTACAACCTCACAGATGGCGGCGAGGGTGTTGTAGGGCGTCCGATGACTGAAGAAGAAATTGAGAAGCGCCGTCAGTTCATGTTGGCTTATGCAGCCTCATTGACACCTCAAGAGCGATCGGAGAAGTTTGGTTGGGCCAAGGGCCGTCAATGGACGCCTGAGCAAATTGAGCAAATTCGCGCATCAAACAAAGGCAAGAACCTCGGGAAGAAGCCATCGCCTGAGGTTAGGGCCAAGATGTCGGCCGCGCATAAAAATCGCCCTCGTCAGCCGATGAGCGAGGAGACGAAGGAAAAGATCCGTCAGTCTCTTCTCGGTCGTAAGATGCCGGAATCAGAGAAACCTAAGCACGCAAGTTTCCTGGGCCGCAAGCACACAGAAGAAACCAAAGCCAAGATCAGGGCTTCAAACATAGCCACGAAGGCGCTTCTGAAGGTTAAGAAACTTGCTGAACAAGGGGTAGAAAATGCCTAGTTACAACTCGGTCTTCACGGGCCAAGTGATCCAACCGACCGATGTCTCGTTCCGGGCTATCACGCTCACGGCCAACACCCAGTTGGAGTGGCCCATCAACGGCAACGCCACGGATGACTACGCTGCCCGGATCATGAATGTCACGGCGTCTTCTGCGGGGCTTGCCCTGTGGATGCCGCCTGCCAACCAGACCTCGGTAGGCAACGACGCCCTGATCCGCAATGTGGGCGCCAACTCTTTCACGGTCAAGGACTACAACGGCACCAACACGATCATCACGATCGCCGCGGGTGAGGCTAAGTACATCTACATCACCTCCAACGCCAACACGCAGGGCACCTGGGGGAACATCGCTTTCGGCACGGGCACCTCCGCAGCAGATGCGGCAAGCCTGGCCGGTCTGGGCTTGGTTGCAGATGGCACGACTCTGAACCAGAGCCACCCCTCCCAGTCGCTGATTGCGGCCTACAACTTTGTGGCCAGTGACCGGGCTCAGACCTACATCTGGACGGGCGGCACCACAACGGCGACGCTTCCCTCCGCTGTCACGACCGGCAACAACTGGTTCGTGCTGTTCAAAAACAACGGCACTGGGACGGTTTCAATCGGAACAACTGGCGGCCAACTGTTGGATGGCCAGACAAGCAAGGCCTTCGCGCCTGGAGAGTCGGCCTTCATCATCTCCACCGGAACTTCGTATGTCACGGTGGGGTATGGCACGAGCACCGAGTTTGAGTTCGGTGTGCTGACCAAGCCGGTTACCTCCGGGACCTACACCCTGACGGCTTCTGAAGCGTCAAACACCATCCAGTTCTACACCGGGACCTTGTCGGGGAATGTGACCGTCAACTACCCGCCGGTGGTGAACCTGTATGTGATCTCCAATCAAACCAGTGCAGGCGGTTTCACCCTGACGGTTACAACCGGCATCAGCGGCGCTGCTGCTGCGGTGATTCCTGCATCCGGCCAGGCAACGCTGATCTGCGACGGAACGAACTTCTACAACGCCAACACCACTCAGGCAGGCGCTACCGCCATCAGCCTGATCAACGGCACCGCAGGCTCTCCGTCTTTGAACTTTGCGACCGAGACCAACACCGGTGTGTACCGGCCTGGCGCGGGGCGGTTCGGCATCTCGATCTTGGGCAACTTGATTGCTGATGTCAACGCCAGTGGCATCGCAGTCAACGGTTCTGGGAACTTCACTTCCGGCATCTCCGGCGGGGCATTCTGATGACCAAGAAGGTCTTCGCGCTAGACACCAAGCCTGGAATCCAACGGGACGGGACTCTTTTTGACAAGGAGTTCTATGTCGATGGCCGTTGGGTGCGGTTTCAGCGCGGACGCCCGCGCAAGATCGGCGGGTACCGTCAGATCACGGACAAAATGTCTGGACCTTCTCGGGGCATCTATGTGGTGCCCCGAAATTCATTCAACAACATCTACAACGGCTACTCTGACGGCCTGCAGGTCATCCCGGTAGACGACAACGGCACCGGCTCTGGCATCACAGACTTCACCTTCGGCGGGCCCATCCTGACGACCAACACGCTCGTTGGCGGCTCTGGGTACACCAACGGCACCTACACGGGTGTTCCGCTGTCTTATGTGACCGCCGGGACCGGTTCTGGGGCTTCTGCGACGATCGTGGTGTCTGGCGGGGCCGTCACAAGCGTGACGATCACTGGCTCGGGGTTTGACTACCTTGTGTTTGACAAACTGACGGCTGCTGCTGCCCTCATCGGCGGAACTGGCTCAGGCTTCTCGTTCCAAGTGGCCACAGTCAACAGTTGCTTCACGCCGTCCGCCAACAACCTGTGGCAATTCGACACCTTCACGGACTCCTCGGGTTCTGGTGCCAACCTGCTCCTAGCGCATCCTTCTCAGGATCTGTCTCAGATTGACGACGAGACGAACACGCCGGTGCTGTGCGGGCCTCTTGCAGGCACAAACTTGCGTCCGGTGGGAGTGTTCACACAAGTGGCGGCTACGGTCACTAGCGGCTCTAACTCGGTGACTCTTTCCTCTGCCAACGCCAACATCGGGGCGGGGCAACTCATCACCGGCCCTGGCATCCCTGCGGGGACCTATGTTCAGGCCATCTCCACGACCACGCTGACTCTGAGTCAAAACGCCACCGCCAACGGCACAAATGTGGCCTTGGTGTTCGACAACGAGGTGTCGGTGTCTGGCGGGGTTGTGTCCCTGCACCCTTATGTCTTTGTGTACGGCAACGATGGCCTCTTGAGGAACTGCGCGGCCGGAAACATCGACGATTGGGTGTCTGCAGACGCCAACGAGGTCAATGTGGCCACAGGCAAGATCGTCCAAGGTCTTCCTGTTCGAGGCGGCTCTAACGCCCCTTCAGGGCTTTTCTGGAGCCTGGACTCCATAGTCCGCGTCTCCTACGCCCCAACGAACATTGTGGTGGGTGGCACCACAGTGACCCAATACTGGCGCTACGATGTGATCACTTCGCAGTCGTCCATCCTTTCCGCCCAAAGCGTGATTGAGTATGACGGCGTGTACTTCTGGTGCGGAACTGACCGCTTCCTGCTCTACAACGGCGTGGTCAAGGAAATTCCGAATTCGATGAACCAGAACTGGTTCTTCGACAACCTGAACTACACCCAGAGACAGAAGGTCTTTGCCACCAAGGTGCCTCGCTTTGGCGAGATCTGGTGGTTCTACCCCCGCGGCGACTCTACCGAGTGCAATGACGCGATCATCTACAACATCCGAGAAAACACCTGGTACGACCTTGGGCAGGCTTTGGGCGCTCGTCGGTCTGCCGGCTACTTCTCTCAGGTGTTCCGCTTCCCGGTCAACGCCGGTTGGGAGACCAACTACACCGGGGTGATCAACACCCTGTCCATCTCAAATGCGGGCTCCGGCTACACGAACGGCACCTACTCCTTCCAAGCCTTGACGGGCGGAACTGGGTCTGGCGCCACGGCCACGATCACCATCTCTGGCGGCTCTGCGATTTCAATCGTGCTCAAGAACAAGGGCATCAACTACTCTGTTGGTGACACCCTTTCTGCTTCCATCCCTGGCGGGACAAACCTGCAGTTCACGGTAGGCACAACGGTGGACTTCGTGACTCTGTGGCAGCACGAGGTTGGGACGGATGAGGTTGCTTTTGCTCAGGTCAACGCTATTGAGTCTTACTTTGAGACTTCTGACCTAGGTTGGGTGGCCGGCGGACCTTCTGAGCCTAACCCCGTTGGCGAGAACAAGTGGCTGCGTATTGAGCGGGTGGAGCCTGACTTCATCCAGTCCGGGAATATGGACCTGTACATCACGGGTCGCCCCTATGCTCAGGAGCAGGACAAGACGACTGGCCCCTATACCTTTGCGCCCGGTACTGGCAAGATTGACATGAAGGAGCAACGCCGCGAGTTGCGGATGAAGTTCGTGTCGAATGTCGAGGGCGGCAACTATCAGTTGGGCAAGGTTATCGTCAATGCCGACCTGGGCGATGTCCGCGGATACTCATCATGAGCGTAGGCCTGATCTATGACCCCCGGTATCACTCCTTTGAGTCGTGGGCTTCCCTGATGTGCGAACTCTACGCGGCGCAGCAGTTACAGATCCCCGGTCCTACTGTGGACTGGAAGTCTTGGGCTGTTGGCCTGAAGGCCATAGATGTCTTCGCCAACGAAGGCGTCCCTGAGCCTTACAACTTTGACGACTGGCAAGAATGGGCGCAGGCTGTAGTCGGCGCTGTCAATCCGAGAACCTGACATGGCACTCCCGATCACTGGTCAGACGCAACAAGACACCTCGTTGGGTCCGCTGACGCTTGATCCTTCTGTGGCCACGATGAGCCCCCTTGAGAAGGCGGGCTACTACAACACCCTTCTAGGGCAGGGCTACACAGATCCGATGATCCGCGCCGCTGCGGGACAACAGACGGACTCCGACTGGTCTACGCTGCAAAACCTTGCCGCAGGCCTTCAAACTTCTGCTGCGCCAACTGCTACGGCGTCTAACAACGCCTCTGCCCTTACCGGCCTGTACCAGAATGTACTTGGTCGTGCGCCGGACCAGGGTGGCTATGACTACTGGCTCAACGCCATGAACACCCAGGGCTACACGCCCGAGATGGTGCGATCAGAGTTTTTGAAGTCCCCGGAGTACCTGGGCCGACAACAAGGCGCCCTTAATTTCGCACAGCAAACGACCGGTACGCAGGGTTCAACGACAGGGGGCCTTGGCACTACCGACACGATGCGTCAGGCGCAGAATGTCACGGCAGGTCAAGCCGCAACTGGCGCCCTGGACACGGCTGCAGGCGCAACCTCTAGACAAGCCGCGACAGGACAAGCCGCCGCCGGAACTACGGCGGCCACAACCGGTCAGGCTGCAGCGGGAACAAGTGCGCCGACTGAAATCAAAGGCCTGAACGACATAACGAGCGTCGTTAATTCGCTTGCAGCAACCATTGGCGCAACCGGCAACTCTGGAGATATTTATGGCTACACGCCCCCAGAGGGCATGAGCCTAGAAAATCTACAGCAGACGGTAGGCGGGTACACAATCTCTCCGCAAGTTTCGTATGGAGGCCCAAGCGCCGGCGCAAGTGGCTTGATACTGTCTGGATACAAAGTTCAAGGCCCGTCTTCCACGACTGACAAGGGCATCAGGACAGACATAATTTACGACTACGATGCCAACCGAAATTTAACTGGTTACACCCAAACCTTCTATACCGGCAGCGATAGCGGTGTAAATGTTCATTACAACCCTGATGGCACTATTCGCAGTCAGCATGGGTTTGATCGTTCTGAGGCTTGGCGTCCGTTTGTAGGTAACGCTATTGCTTTGTTTGGCTCCGCCTTGGCGCCGGGGATCGCCTCTGCTCTTGGGGGTGGTTTGACGGGCGCTGCGGCTACAGGGGCTTTGATCTCTGGCGGGACTGCCGCAGCCATGGGCTTAGAAGGCTCGGACCTCTTTGCAAGAACCGTAATTGGGGCCTTAACGGCAGGCGCTAGTCAAATGCCTGCAGGCGTCAAGGATGTGGTAACTGCTGCCCGAGTGGTCAATAGCCTGTCCAAGGGCGATGTGCTGAGTGCGGCCGGCGCTGCGATGAACTACAGCGGGCTTTCGGGCGCGGGTAATGCCACGGTTGGCAACAGTGGCCTGACCTTCGGTGACTTTGCGCGACTTGGCTCTGCCGCCAACGCACTGATCAACAGAAACCCGTTTGACTTCATCGACGCGATGTCCGACCTCAACAGGGCCGGAACTTTTGACCGTCTAAGTTCTTCATTCAGAGATGCCGGCGCTAGGGTGTTTGCTGATTCTATGCGTGCCGGAGCGTCTGCTGAAGAAGCGCTTGCTGCATCAAATGCAGCCACGGGTCAAAACAGGAACATTCAAGACATCTACAACCAGATTGTTGATGCTTTCAGCAATGCCAGTAGCGGTTCTTCTTATAGTGAAACCGTAGCAGGGCCGGGTGGCGGTGGAAGACCAAGTATTACTGGCCCGATGGGTACAGACGATTTTAAGGAGCGTGCCGCAACTTTGTTGCAGCAAAACGCAGATGCTCCTGGCGTCGTAAGATATGACGATGGAAGTTACAGTGTCAAACTCGGTCAAACAGGGTTCCGGTTTGATTCAAACGGCCAGTTCATTGGAACTGCTGCCGACCTGACAGATCGTCCATCGATTCAAGACCCCAACCTTAGCCAGTTCATTGATGATGTTATTGGCAACATCACGGCGCCTGCAAAGAGCATAGGCGCCTTGGTTGGTCTTGGAACGCCAGACTGGTTGGCGAGCAAAGTTACCTTAATTGGTTCTGGTGCTACCGGCGGCGCCGATCCCACTGGGCTTGCTCTTGTTGCTTGGGATACTAGTCAGCAGAAAGATCAGGCGATCGCTTGGATTGACACCGCTCTTGAGCGTATCAACCAAGATCCTGCCGCAACCCAGGCAGAAAAAGATGCTATCCGAAGGCTGTCGGACTCGTTCCGCAGCAACCCAGTTGCCGGCGATATTGTTGCCAACATTGATACTTCTGGGCTTGATGTCACCCTTGGTGAACTTCCTGAGGTACTAAGACTTCAAGAAAGAACTACAGGCACTCCAGGTTCTTCAAGTACCTCTACCTCCACCACGACTGGCGGCGGCGTTTTTGGGGGCGGAGCCACGCTAGGAGGTGGCACTGTCGGTGGTGGCGGCGGTGGCGGGCCTGGTGGTGGGCCAGGTGGTGGGCCTGGTGCTGGGCCTGGTGGTGGAATCGTCACTAGCGATACCTCTTCAACTGCGGACTCCACCACTGTAAGCAGCACAA